ATTTTCTCAGTCATCATCGCTCACCACCCTGCAGACATCCGCGCCGTAGGCGACCGAAAGGCCGCACCCGTTGTCCCACGCAACCATCACGCTGCCAATGTCGTCCACGCCGCGCACGGTGCCCTTTGTGCCGACAGGGGGCGCCTGCGGGTCGTCCATTTTGACAAGCTCCACACGGCTGCCGACCGGATACCGCCTGCGGATACGCTCCACAATTTCTCTGGACGGAAAATTATTGCTCATTTTCTGTTACCTCCTTGTCCTGCAGACTCATCACATCGTCGTAAAGGTCAGCGTCTGCATTGATGTGTTCGACCAACTCCTGTGCCTTCGGATTGCCGTTTTTAAATGCGCCGCTGCCGGTGAGATTTTTGAGCAGGATTTTCCGTGCCGCTTTGTACTCCTCACCGATGAAGCCGAGCCGCAGGAGAAAGCAGCGAAATGCGTATTTGTCGTTATCCGTCTCTTTTTCCTTGGCAATGACGCGCTTCTGCGTTTTTGCCATGGCGATGAGCTTACTCGTAAAGTGGGCGTAGGCGCTGATTTCCTCCGGTGTCGGACAACCCTCAAACCACGGGAAGCTGACCTTCTCATCGTCGACCTCAATCGGCAGAACATCGACCGCCAGAGCCTTTTTGATGAGCGTTTCCTTGCTTGCCACCAGCAGACGCAGGTTTTCGAGCGCCGCGTCGGTGATGTCCTCCCGCGGGTAGGAAAGAATAAGGGAATCGACGGCTTCCTCGGGTTCCGCTTCAAAGCCCAGTTCACGAAGCCGCTGGATGAGCTTTTCAACGTTCTCTCCATCGATGCGGTCGTCAAAGCTAACGGTGCCGTTTTTGTCGACGGTAAAGCAGCCCACCTCATAGGCGAAGGTCGGAGCGCCCTTGTACGTTGCCGCGCATGCCATAAACTCCGCGATTGCCGTGACCAGCCGTTTGCGGTCGTTGCCCGTGACGTTGTACTTCATTTCCATTCTCCGTTCCTCCATCCCATGAAAAACAATACCGCGTCGGAAAACCCGGCACGGTAGTAGCAGTTCATCGTTTCACCATCCACCAGAGAGTAGGCATTTTCCCATTCGAGGTACGCCTGACGCTGCTCCGGGGTCAGTGAGCTTTTCAGTTTTTCGGTGCAGCGTTCAAACTGCTGATAGGCTGCCTGCAAGCCCTCGTTGCCGCGTGCTCCGCAGTCGTCGATGCGCTGCTGGAGGAAGTCGTCCAGCGCTTTTTTCAAGTCGTTGTCGTGCATTTTCTGTACCACCTTTCAATTTGGTAGGTACATATATGCCTCTAAACGCCTGGAATAGCAAGGCTTATGTGAGAGAAAAACGACATTCTCCGGTATGCACAAATAGCTGAAAGCTGTCTCGGCGGGAAGTGTGGGTATTATGTCTTGGCGAGAAATACCCGGCGTCACATGCTGGTAGCTTTAAAGAATGTACCAGCGCAAATTTCATACAGACGAGCTTTGGAAAGTGGTATTGCTTACGCTCCGACATCAAGAATTGCTATCCTCACACACAGCCACCTCCGCATAGGAATACGACAGCCCGTCGCGCTGTAAGGAAACCTTGTCCGACGAGCCGACCTGCTCGATGTAGCGTTTCACAATCACATCGCAGAATTTTTCGTCAAGCTCTATGGTGTAACAGCTGCGGTCCGTCTGCTCACAGGCAATGAGCGTGCTGCCGCTGCCGCCGAAGGGGTCAAGCACCAGCGTGTTGCTCATACTGGAATTCATAATGGGATATGCCAGCAGCGGGATTGGCTTCATGGTCGGATGGTCGCCGTTCTTCTTGGGCTTATCGAATTCCCAGATGGTCGTTTCCTTGCGTCCGGTGTACCACTGATGCCTGCCTTTCTTCTTCCAGCCAAACAGCACCGGCTCATGCTGCCACTGATAGGGCGAGCGCCCCAGCACCAGTGACTGCTTTTTCCAAATGCAGCAGCCAGACAAAAAGAAACCGGCATCCGCAAAGGCTCGCCGAAAGTTGAGCCCTTCGGTGTCGGAATGAAAAATATAGATACTGGCATCGTCCGCCATAACAGCTTCGATGTTCTGGAATGCCGCCAGTAGAAACTTGTAAAATGCATCGTTAGTCATATTGTCATTCTTGATTTTTCCGGCGCTGCCCTCGTAGTTGACGTTGTAGGGCGGGTCTGTAATAACGAGATTCGCTTTCGCGCCAGCCATCAGCAGTTCGAAGGTGTCTGATTTGGTGCTGTCGCCGCAGACCAGCCGATGCCGTCCCAGCGTCCAGACATCGCCGAGCTTGGTGATGACCGGCTCCTTAAGCGCCGCTTCCACATCAAAATCGTCATCGTGGATTTTGTCCTTGATCTTATCCTTGAACAGATCGTCCAGCTCGGCGGGGTCAAAACCGGTCAGCGACACATCAAAATCCGCACCCTGCAAGTCCGCAATGAGCAGCGCCAGTTTATCCTTGTCCCACTCGCCTGAAATCTTGTTGAGCGCGATGTTGAGTGCCTTTTCCTTGTCCTCCGGCAGCTCAACCACCACGCAGTCTACTTCTGTAATGCCCATATCGATGAGCACCTTCAGACGCTGGTGACCGCCGACGATACGTCCGGTGGTCTTATTCCAGATGAGCGGCTCGACATAACCGAATTGCTCAATGGAGCGTTTCAGCTTGTCATATTCGGGATCACCAGGCTTCAAATCCTTACGGGGATTGTAGTCGGCGGGGATGAGCTGCTCCATGGGTATTTTTTTTATATCCATAATCAGTCCTCCTGCTTCACAGCGGTTTGACCGGTAAAATTCTCCCAGCGTTTGATAATGACATCGCAGTAGTGTGCGTCCAGCTCCATGATGTAACAGGTGCGGTCAAGCTGCTCACAGGCGATGAGCGTCGTGCCTGCGCCGCCAAAGGGTTCGACCACAATGTCATTTTCATCGGTAAAGGCAACGATGTATTCCGACGGCAGCGCCACGGGAAAGGTGGCGGGGTGCTCGGCGCGAATCTTGCCTTTTTCACTGAGCTGCTTTGTAACCGACTCAAGACTGGTCTGCTCCGGCAGTTCCAGCAGGCTTTCCATTTTCTTGAATGCACCGGTTTCATTGCCGCGCCGCGCAATCCGAAAGGAGCCGTCCGCTTGACGGATCTTGTTGTAGCGCCCGCCGGAGTAAATGCTGGCTTCCTTCTTGCGCCACGTCGGATTCACCGCAACCAGCTCTTTGCCAAAACAGAATATCCACTCATGCCGGATGGGTATCATCGCGCTTTGCTGACCGACGCTGCCGCAGGTGAGCTTATCCCACACATTCCACGCCAGCAGCTTCAGACCGGCTTGCTTCGCCGTGTCGATGTAAACGTTCCAATAGGGATAGACCTCGCCGTCCTTGCGCTGGATTCCGAGATTGACCGCTTGCAGTGCGGTAAACGGTTCATAGCAAGGGAGAAACTGCGCGATGCTGTCCACGCTCAATTCCTTATCACCGTTGTAGGTTCGCATATCGCTGTACGGCGGAGAGGTAAAGAGCAGCTTGCTGTGTTGCCCGTCCATCAGTCTGGCAACATCGTTTTTATCCGTGCTGCTGCCGCAGAGTAGCCGATGCCGGCCAAGCTGCCATATGTCGCCGGGCTGGCATACCGTTGGCTCATCCGCATTGACCTCTGGCACAATATCCTGCACGATTTCATCATCAACGCCGAGCATGAGCCCGATTTCGCTGGTGTCGAAGCCGGTCAGCGTAACGTCGAAGTCCTCCGCCTTCAAATCCGAGAGCAGGTTTTCGAGCTTTTTCGTATCCCACTCGCCGGAAATTTTATTCATGGCGATGTTGAGCGCCTTTTCGCGGGTGGCATCCAAGCTCACCACAACGCACTCTGCGCTCTCATAGCCGAGCGCCTTCAATACCGAAAGCCGCTGATGGCCGGAAATGACCGTGAAGTCCGTCGCTTCATTGACGACGATGAGCTCCACATAGCCAAAGCTTTCAATGGAGCGCTTGAGCTTCTCAAATTCCGCATCGCCGGGACGCAGTTCCTTGCGCGGATTGTATTTTGCCGGATTCAGCTCCGACAGCTTTAGACTTCGTATATCCACGTCATTTGCCCCTCCTTGCATTGAGCAAGCGCTCCATCACGTCGTCCTGCGGGTTTGCGCCGCTGTACTCGCCGGTGCAGTTCTCCTTGACGATTTGAAAAATCTCATACCACAGCCGGTTGGTCTGATTCATGTAATTCTGACCCATCGCCACATACGGGCTTTGAATCGCGTTGCCCGTAGTCGGGTGCTTTGCCAGAAAGCCGTAGGTGGTGACCGCTTCCTCACACTGAATCCAGCGGGCGACGCTCATGGCGTAGCGCTCCAGAAGCTGCGGAGAAACCAGCGTCGCGCAGCCGCGTTCATTCAGCCATGTCCATGTATTTTTGTAAATCTCACCGGCGACCAGCGTCTTGCCGTCCTTTTGGACTGCTTCGAGCATTTTGTTCGGCTCCGGCATCGCCTGACCCTGAAG